TGGTGACAAATCACATTTGATGTCCAAGATCGAAAATATGGACAACGATGTACTTTTACCAATGATCGTGTTGAGTAAGAACATTCACGATAAGTATACCGGAGAAAGTCGAGTGGGCATTAAACCAGGAGATCCGGTAGGTTTGTCCGGGGATCTGAAGTCAGATTATAATTCTTTATCTACTCAGAAGTTGGCGGTAAGGAACGATGCTAATATGCCAGAGCATATAAAGAAGACAAAATTAGCTAACCTTAATTTACAGATGCAGAAGGTTGGGGCTAAGGCGAATGATCAAGGAATTGATCTATTTGCTAAAAATGTTTGACATATAGTATTTTATGATGTATATTTAAGTTGCAAATGTAACGTCCGTACATGGCAAAATAAATTCGGGTATGGCTACTGGCCTCCGGCCTCCAACGGGTATCGTTAATAGAAGTGACTATTTTATTGACAACCTAATTAAGGAGGAAGACATGGCCAGGAATGATTATGCAGGCGTCGAAACAGTCCTAAAGGACGACTATCTGGGAAACCTTTTAAGGATACCCCAGCAAAGAGAGACGCGACTTTTCGGTTCCTTCGCGGACGTTACCGTAGAAGGGAAACAACTGTATATTGATGGGATCGCTCCCGTTGATTATAGGATAGACAATTCTTATAACGCCACTTCAGAAGGCGTTGCTGCAAACTATTTCCGCAGAAAACTTACCACAGATAGAATGATTATCGAAGTTGATTACGACGAACATTGGTTCCGTAAGACTACTTCCTCTAATCCTTCGTCTCTTATCACACAGGAAATGATGAACGCAAGTTATCGTTTTCTTGATAAGGTGGGTATCGACGCGGCGGTAGCGAGTGTGTATTATGGTGAAGCCGGTACTACCGAGTTGTCGTTTGCCAATGATGGTGGACTCACGCTCGATGCTACTGGTGGTCTTACGATTGATCTTCTTAGGAAAATCAATCACAGGTTTACCGGGACTGAAGTCGTTTCGCCTAACGGCATGAACGATGTGAAGTTTGTGATCACAGAAGATGAGCAGTACGACATGGGTGGGATCACTCAGCTTACTTCTTGGCAGTTCCAGTCCATTTATCCGCAGGCTGCTGCGGGTGCTGGTAACCAGTCCGGTTTTGGAAGACAGCTTGGTATGCAGAACGTCACCTTTGGTGCGCAGTCTGCGACCGGCAAAATGTTGACTGAAGCGGCTGCTGTAAGAGATTGCCTGGCCTTAGCGAACAATGCTATGGTTTATGGTATGGCCTCAGATGGTATTAGTTTTGAGATCATTCCTCTTACAGAGACTAAGATTTCAACTGTAAGGTTGAGACTTACTCTGACTGCCGGTGCGGTTAGAACTAATGGTAACAATGTTATCAAGTTCCAGACCACAGTTAAAGATCCAGCGGTTTTCTACGCTTAAACTTTAGGTGACCGTTAATTGATGTTTGTAGAAGTTAAATTAAAGGAGGAAAGATAATGGCGGACGTATATGATCTGACCAACTTAAAGGTAACAGAGTTGGAAACTGCTACTGCGGCCACTGCGGGTGACTACGTTATTGTCATTCGTGATGGGTTGCCATACAGGTGTACTGTCACTCTCGCTGGTTTTGCCGCGGGTGCGACTGGTGCGACTGGTGCGACTGGTGCGACTGGTGCGACCGGTGCGACTGGTGCGACCGGTGCTTAGTAGTGTGTTAGGAAAGTAAACTTGGTTAACAAGTAAAAAATAGGAGGCTTGAAATGGCTGTAGTTGATTTAACAACGTATAAAAAAAGCTCTGCCGGTATACCGGTGGATGCAATCCAGGCATGTGGTACGGATGTGCTTCATGTGGTGGCGAGTTTTCCGATCACGAACGGAAACAGTATCGCGTCTATCTTCAGGATAGCTGAGATACCTTCCAATTTCGTTCCGATAGGCGGAGAGATCACTTGTGACGCGATCACAAGTGCTAATGACTGCGATCTCGGGTTGTACGAGACGGACGAACATGGTGGCGCGGTTATTGATGTTGATGCGCTTATGGATGGCGGAGATCTCTCCAGCGCTTTGGCGCCGGGTGCAGGTCTTAACCCAATCTCGGCTGTTACAATCGCTAATCAGGATAGTGCGTTGTATACCCTGGCAAGTGATGTTTCAAGTGAGAGGCAGGCATACGTGCTTGCTCTTACAATAAACGCGGCAGCTACGGCTACTGGAACGGTTATTGTAAGACTGACGCTTGTTCGCAGAGAATATGTGTCAGCGACGTAATTACGATCCAAGGGAGAATGTCTGATGTCATGTTGGGCAGAGGGAACTTAGTTCCCTCTGCTTCTCCCCTTAAAAAGGAGCTATTATGACTGTATCCAATTCAGCAACAGACATCGTTAATTTGGCTCTGGACGTAATTAAGACTGAAAACATTAACGATGTAGAAATACCCGGGGATGACAAAGCCGCGGCTGTAGCAAATCGTTGGTATGATGATGTGCGACAGGTGGCTCTTGAAGGGTTCCCTTGGGTATTTGCAAGTACAAGAAGTGCAATACCTCTTAACGCAGCTGCGCCCGATTTTGGGTTCGATGATGCGTATGTACTCCCCAACAATTATCTTTCGTTAAATTTTATCAAGTATTGGGATTTCCCTCTTTCAAAATGGAACTATGTTATTGAGGATGGAAATTTATACATAGACAATAGCGGTGCCGAGAGTTTGAATATAGGGTATACTTTTGATCAAACAGTAACAGTTAAGTATAGCCCGGCCTTCAAAATGTATTTGGCATATTCGTTAGCAGAAAAAATAGTCTATAAGTTAACCGGGAATGCTGGTCTTTTGGGGAGGATCACTACTGGTAGGAAAACAGAACAGGTAAATGCGAAAGCAGTTAATGGAAAGGTCAATCCCCCAGTAGCGTATCGGCAGAGTAAGTTGCTTGAAGGCCGCCGGGTATATGGTGGATCGACCATAACCGGAAGATACGCGGGGCAAAATGGCCGAACTTAATGTACCCATTTATGATTTTCGGAACGGGGTTCTTTCCCTTAAACTGAAAGATCGCCCAAATCTCGACCTATACAAGAGCGGGGTTCTTGTTGGTGAGAATTTTTTGACTCAACTTCATGGTCCCACTACCTATCGGCCAGGGTTTGAATACTCTCGGCCTACTCGACGCAATAACATCGCACACTTTATCTCTTTTACTTTCGCTGATGACGAAGCGTATGTGCTTTCTTTTACTGAAGGTTACATGCGTATCTTTACTGATGGTGGAGTTTTAACTGAGGATGAGCTAAATATAACTGCGATCACTCAGGCATCTCCGGGCGTCTTAACGGTGGCTGGGAATACCTTTGCTGATGGAGACGAGATATACATAGAAGATGTAAGTGGCATGACTGAACTTAATGGTCAGTTTTTCTTAACTGTTAACGTAGTTCCAGGCACTTCTTTTTCTCTTACTGATCAGGACGGGGTAGCAATAGATACTTCCTTATATGGGGCGTATACTGCCGGGGGTACAGTGGCCCGTGTATATGAGATAGAGTCTCCGTTTGAAACTGCGGATCTACCTCAACTCAAGTTCGCTCAAAAAGCGGACATCATGTATATTGATCATCCCAGCTATGCTCCTCGAAAAATTACTCGGTATGGGGATGGGACCTGGACTTTAACAACGTATGTCCGAACCGATGATCCTTTTGAACAAACAGTCATTTCAGCTATTACTCAGGCCAGTCCAGGACAAGTTACTACGGTGGGGGCCCATGGATACGAAAATGATTATGAAGTTCTTTTAGAAGACATAACTGGAATGACAGAACTCAACCATGTTGTATGCACAGTAACTAAGATTGACGCTAATAACTTTACAATAGGGGTAGATACTACAGCGTATACTGCTTATGTTTCCGGGGGAGTGTCTATTCTTGACGGGGATTGTCCAGCAACAGTAGGTTTTTATGCGGGGCGCGTATTTCATGGTGGTAGTAATAATGATCCTGATTTATTATTTGGGTCTATGAGTCCTGATTCTACAGATGGATCTACGCGGTACGAGATATTTACAGTAGGTGCTGATTCGGAAGATGCAGTTTCTTATGCGTTAACTTCTGCGTCTACTTCCAGTGTAGATAGGATCCGATTTTTTATGGGTACTCAGAAGTTCCTTGCGACGGGCACATACGCAGGTATGCTTAAAGTTAATGGGGGTACTGACAGTGTACCTTTATCCGCAACAGCTATCCAATCTTTCCCCGTAGATAACTACGGAGTGGCGGACATAATGCCAGTGAATTTTGGTAATTCTATTATTTATGTTCAACGCGGGGGCGAGGTAGTTTACAGTTTTAAGAATAATTTTCTTAGTGATGGGTATAAATCTTTAGATGAGACTCTTCAGTCTGATGAAATAGCTGTTGGTGGTATTACGCAGATGGCGTATCAGCAGGGGAACCCAAATCAAATTTGGATGGTTGTAGCTGATGGTAGGCTTTTATCTTTTGTATATCACGAAGGGGAGGGCGCGTCTGCATGGAACGAGCATCTTATCGCTGGTGATGGGGAGGTATTAACAGTAGCCGCCCAGCCACAAGATGATAACAGGGACCGCGTATGGATTGTAGTAGAACGTACAATCAATGGAGTTACCCGGAGATATGTAGAATACCTGGCTAAAAACCCAAGGATCCCGGAACGTCAGGATTATTATACAGGGAGTTCTTCTGCGGATAAAATAACAGATGACACTTGCTATCGGAATTTAATGTTTGAGGCACAAAGAAGACAGGTGCATTTAGATAGTTGTCTGAGTCTGGATACCACGCAGATTACTTCTGTTACTCCCTCTGCGGTTACCGGAGAGGATATTTTGTTTACATCGGACGCTGCGGTATTTGGTGCGGACGATGTGCTTCGTAAAATCCAAGTTAAATATATTACCGGAGCGGAACAAGGTATCGCGGTAATTACAGAGTATGTTTCCGGCACTCAGGTTAAGTGTAAAATTCTTCAAGATTTTTTAAGTACCGACGCTATTGCTTCCGGAGGGTGGTATTTTACTCAGGAGACTATCTCGGGACTTGGACATTTGGAAGGGAAAACAGTTTCAGTTGTTGCTGATGGGGGGATCCATGCGGATTGTGTTGTGACTGACGGAGCGATTAGTTTAGCCGCCCAGACAGCGTATGCTATGGTAGGTCTCTTTTATTTTGGCCGGATCAAGACAATGCCATTAGAACTCTTAATGACAACCGGGATTACGCCGGGAAAAGAGAAGACAGTTAACAAAATTCATTTATTGTTTCGGAATACTTTAGGCGTATCGTACGGATCAGATCCGTATAATATGCAGCGGATAGGATTTAGAGATGGGGTGCAGTTTACCGATCGGCCGACGTTTTTGTTTAATGGCCCAAAACAGCAGCCAGGTTTTGATAATTTTGGCGAACAACGAAGTATGTGGATTATTCAGACAGTTCCGTATCCGTGTACTCTGAACTCTATGATTTTTGATATGGACATTAGTAGCGAGGAGAAATAGTATGGCAGCACCACTGATGGTGATAGGAACTCTTTTTAGTATGGCGGGAAGTATGAGCCAGGGGATCTCTGCGTTAAATGCGTCTACTCAATTAGCTGGGGACTTGCAAACAGAGGGCAGTATTATTTTTCGTGAAGCGATGCGTACTGCGGCTATTATAGAGGAAGAAGGGTATAAGTTTGCAGCCGAACAGTCTCTTCAGTATATTAGTTCTGGAGTTCATATAGCCGGGTCTGCACTTATTACTATCGCTCAGACTAAGGCATACGCGAAAGAAGAAGCCGAAGCGGTTAGGTCAAGGGGGAGAGCGGAACGAAGTTTAGCCAATCGTAAAGCAACCACGGTACGGAATGAAGGCCGGGCGGCTTTGATAAGTGGAATGACAGAGGCGGGGGGCACTTTGTTTTCAGCCGCAGCAGCGGGGCAGAAGGGGAAAAAACCACCACCACCGTCATCACCCAAGCCAGGAGGCGTTAAGTAATGGGTAGAATAAACACATACCAAAGAAAACAATTAGCTTCTCGAGCAGTCGGTGTTGCACCGGCTGATCGATCTGGGCAGATCGTGGGTGCCGCAGTAACCAAATTTGGGAATACAGTCATCCAGGAAGCACAGAAGATGGATATGTATTCTGAGATGCAGGCCAATACTTCGGTTATGGAATTTGGGTTGGCATTTCAGAAATTGGGTAATCAGACCCAGCGAGAAATGGCAGGGAATCCTGATGGGTATGAAACGAAGATCCTTGATGGCGGGCAGGAGTTAGTGACTGCTTTTGCTGACGGTATTGAAGATCCGATTGTTCGTGGAAAATTCTTAACTTCAGCTAATACTATCTTACGTGCGGGAGTAGCCCAGGCACCTATGTGGGCGAAAAAGCAAAAGGAAACTAATGCAAAAGTAGCGATTGTTAAAGGACTCCAACAGGCGGCTATTAGTACCGGGGAGACGCTTACTAAAGAAGCGTATATGCAAAATCTCTATACGTTTGAGGAAGAGATCCTAAATAAGATACCTGATGAAATGTTTTCCTATGCGGAGAAAGAGGCGTTTGTACGTAAAGAAGGACCAGCTACTTTAGAGGCACATTTTAGTAACCGAATATTAAACAACCCGGAACAGCTTAAAGCAGATCTTATGGCAGGAGAGTATAACAAAGTTCCTTTCTATACCGCGGATATGAAGTTTAAGTTTATCAAGCAAGCGGACACAAAGATCCGGCAAGAAGAGAAGCAAATTAAAGAGGATCAGTCTGATAATTATTATAAATTGTATGATAAAGGAATGGCTGGGATTTCGTCTATTCCAGAAATTCGTGCCGCAGCGATGGTGGAAAATCCCCATGACAGAATAACGCCGGCGTCTGAGACGAGACTTATTTATGGTTTGATGAATAAGATCCAGTTGAACGCTAAGAGATTGAAAGAGAGTACACCCGCCGCAGAACGGTATGTTACTCTTGTAGAAAGAACTTTTGATAATTTGATTGACCGGTCTGAGGTACTGGATGAGTTGATAGATGTATGGGCAGACGGGGACATAAGTGATACGGAGAGTAAATATTTAGCTGATATGAGTGCTAACCTTCGCGAGACTCTTACCGCTAAAAAAGCGGACGGAGGCAAGAAATCCATAGAGGTCATAAAGAATCGGGCACTAAGGTTGTGGGAAGGAGATAAAAAACAGATTGCAATTCGTACGGCCACGTATATTCAGGACATGGTTACAGGAATGATGGCCGGAGTGCCAGCTACTTCTATTGTGCGGGGGATATTAGGTGCGATGGATATAGAAAAAGTGGTCTCAGATAACCCGGCTTTAGCTGCGTTTGAGGATCCGGTAGGTCAGTCGTATATTATGCGCGCTACAGATATTTTGAAAGCGAATGGGTACCCCATGGATAAAGCAAACATTGAGGCGTTGGCGGGTCAACTTAAAGAGGATGATAACCGAGAAGAAAAATGAGATTAGATACGTTACCAAATCAGCCTAAAGAGAGTAAACAGTCCGGGGACAATGGATTGGGTATGTTTACTGGAGCGGGTCCTGATCAGATCAATCTGGGCGCGTTACCTTCTCAGCCTGAGACTGTGAAAATTTCAGAGTTATGGGCTGCGTCTGAAATTAGTGGGCAAGAAGTCCCCATATCAGAAGGGGAAGTGTTTGATAAAAGAGTTGAAATTGCTACCGATCGGTTGATAAAAAATATATATGGAGAAGAGAAGTTGAAAGAATTTGCGGATAGCGAAAAGAAAATAGATTTCTTTATGAGTCGGGCGCCCCGGATTGGGTTAGCCTTTGCGGCTCCGCTATACGCGTTAGCTTATGAGGCATGGGATCAGGGCACTGCTGTTATAGTGAGTCAAATTAAAGGGGAGAAGTATAGCCCGCTGGAACGTCGAGCTTTTTCGGAATTGATCCCAGATGAGGCGCCTACCGCGGTAAAAGTAGCGGCTAATTTAGGTGAAGTGGTTGCCTCGATCGCGCTTATTGGTGGAGCGATGAATTTAGCAAAACAGGGCACGTTGACCCAGGCAGTTAAAGAAGTTGGTACCCGACTTGAAAGCGCGGGGTACGGTTCCGGGAAAGTAACAGTTACCAAAGAAGCTATCCGGAATGCAGCCCGGGGTACTTCTTTAGAAAAAGCAGCGAAGGCTTGGTGGAAAGCTAAGACAATGGATATACGCGCGGCTACTTCCAGGCAACTTGGCGCTGGGGTATCTACAACACAAACTCCGGTAACTGGGAAAGCTATAGAAATTATCCGGCCGTCTCTTGCTATTGATATGCCTGGCCGAATTGTTCAGGACGCTTCTGGTAAAGCGATGGTAATGGGCGCGGGTCTTGAAAACTATGATGATATTTTATCAATGAAAGAACCTAAGATTGAAGTGCCTGACGCGCAACGGAATGAAATGTTAGAGGACATGATGTTTGAACTTGAAGGAGCACAACTTGGTAGCCGGGGAGTAGGGGTTACTGAAGGCGGAGAGACTTTTTCTCTCGGTGGCAAACAGATATTTCCAGATTGGTGGGTGACAGGATGGATTCGTAAAGATGTAAAAAATATTGTGAACAAAGTAATAGCTGGAAAAAAACTTACTGAAAATCAGCAACTCATATACGCCGATTTGGAGAAGGAAGTGATGTGGCGCGCTGAGAAACAGCAGATGAAACGGGACAAGGCTATTGCTGAAGAGAAGACTGCGCGAAAAGAAAAAATGAGTAACGAGATAGAGCGTGATAAATTTGTTCCTGAGTCTGATATATCTGAGTACCGGGATACTATAAGTGATGAGAAGTACGACGGGGCTGGAGACTATGCGACAAGAAAAGAA